TATACCGAGAGAGGATGTGCCTGATGACGAACAGCCGAGATAAAGGCAAACGTGGTGAAAGAGAAGTATGTCATATGCTTACCAAGTACCTAGGCGAACCTATTACCAGAGAACTTGGTGCGTCTAGAGATGGTGGCTGTGATGTTAAGATAACAATAGATGAGTTTACTTACTTTGTAGAAGTCAAGCTATACCGTAAGGTAACTCAAGCTAGCGTAGCGGAGTGGTGGAAGCAGGCAGTACGCCAAGCTAATGACGATGAACACGCATTGAACGCTGTACCTGTATTAATCTATAGACAAAGCCATTGGAAATACTGGGAAGTAGTGATACCATTACAGTATATGCTATGGCAACTAGAAGCAACCAGTAAAAACACAGATAAAAAGGCTGACCATACCGTAACTATATGCGTCAAATTTTTGGCAGACCTAATGCGTATGAAAGCAGGTGGTGGGTATGGCTCTATATCCAATGGTAAGATGGACATATACATGGAGAAATAGTATGAGATTATTTATAGGATTAGTTGTACTAGGATTATTCTTTTATCTGTTACTAGAAAATGCAATATAAGACACCCATAACAATTAGATCAGGAGATTGTATGCCAGAAACTAGCTACCCATCGGCTGTAACATTAACTTGGTATGAGGTATCAGTAGCTATTCACCTAGTAGGTTTACGTCACACCGAAGCCCTACGTAAAGGTATGAAAGATAAGCATGGATACAAGGGTAGGGACTTGCAGGATAATTTCTATGGTATGCTGGGAGAGATAGCGTTTGCCAAGGCTACTGGTAGATACTTTCCGATGTCTGTTAACACGTTCAAGGATGCTGATATAGGAATCAACTGGCAGGTTCGTACAGTAGGTAGTAATAATAACAGGGACTTAATCGTTAGACCTGCTGACCCTAGTAAACATAAGTATGTCTTGGTAGAAATACACAAGTCAGAAGATAACTACGTTGCCACAATACATGGATGGATTGAAGGTACACAAGCTAAAGATAAGAAATACCTCTCCTATTTCGGCAATCCAGATAGACCTCCTGCCTATCGGATACCGAAAAAAGCATTAAGACCTACCACTTGGATGCCAGTCTAACGAAGTGAGAGCCTGTATTTTGAGAGATCAAGGTACAGGCTACCCTCCCCTATCTGTTTTATTTATTTCGTCCTCTATTCTGCCCACGTTTGACCAATCTTAAATTACCACGACTGTTATTCCTAGGGTTACGATCCTTATGATCTACGTCTAGGCTACTCTTACGCCCGTTAAGAACCTTCCTCCTAGCAGCATTCCTAGAAGCTCTACGTTTAATCTGTGTAGGCTTACCATGATATGTTCTGTACTCCTTACCATAATCTCTAGCCATTGGTTTGTTTAACTCCTTTTATTTTAATACATCCTACGTTAGTATTACGTGGAGGGTTTAAAGACAAAGCCCTATCCAAGTGTATCTCACACTCTTGCTTGTCTTGATATGTACCTAGTACTCTGGAGCTTACGATATGTGTATCTGGTGGGTTACTCAAGATAATTATGAGGAGAATCCACATAACTATTTGATCTTTCTGATCTTCTGTATACACTTGAGAGGTATATGGAAGCGTCCCTCTAGCCCCTTATCTGACGATAAACTCCTACAGATTATAAGATCATTATCTGTTTTATCCAGTTGATACCCTATTGTTTTAATATACATAGGGTCTTTACTACCGTCTTTTTCTAGGCTAGATAAGTACTCCCAATCCTCCTCTGCCTGTGCATCTATCCAGAAGATTTCTACTAGCTTACTCTTGGTTTCATAGAGGGGTATTTTTTTCTTCTTAGGCATTACTTGTTAATTCCCAGCCAAGCAGCAACCGCACCTAGTAGAGTTGCAACGGCTGTGCCTATTCCTTGAACCGTCTTAATCTTGGTTTCTATTCTGTCTACACGGGTGTGTACTCTCTTGATTGTTTCTTCATTGGAATCTATTTCCTTACCGAAACTGGTTATAAGTTCATCTATCCTTTTAAATCTTAACGCTTCTAACTCCTCATGGTTGGAGAATTTCTCTTGGATAAATTCCTTTAAGTCATTGGTTGAGTTCTTAGTAGCCATCTTTATTCTTTCTTTAGTTTATTCCCAAGAGTCCTAATTAAATCTCTCATAAGTTCAATCAACTTATCCAGCTTCTTGCTGATGCTTTGTAATAAAATGTTACTTAAATCTGGCATCCTAGTTTAATCACCACCTATTTATAAAGTCCCTTAAAATTAGATGGTGAACCTAACAATGGTCTGTAGATAAACATTATACTAACTTCGGGCCATTCGCCCACATAGTCAGTGAATACCTAACACCTTCTGTAATTTCAGTAGCACGATGCCATTCAGTAGAATCAAAAATTACAAGGCTTCCCTGATTTTGTATTGGAGGCTCCTCCAGTTCCCTCATACCATTAAATAGTTGAAACTTTCCCCCTTCATAATCTTCTGGCTTTGATAACTGTATCATTACTGTTAATTTTCTGGTTGGTTTGTTTCCCTCTTTTTCATTTCTCGTGGTGTCTTGATGCCAGCCATAAAAACAATTCTTATCGTACCTTGCTAGTTGTACTGTTTCATATCCGTTTAAAATTAAGTTAAAATGATGGGAATTAAATTCTAATATATATGACCATAAAGCTCTGACCAAAAGATTGTTAGCTTCTGTTATCCAATGTATCTTGTTGTTCCTATGCTTTAATTCTGGAATCTCACTTTTATATATTTTCCCTTGAGTAAATTCAGCCTCCTTATATTTATCAATAAACTCATCACAATCTTTTTTACTAATAGCTTCATTAATATAATAGTATCTATTCAATGACTACCTCATCCCAACTAATTGTTTCTTCATTCCATCTTTGTAAGGTTGTTTTTGTAATTTCTGGACATTCAACAGGAGCTTCCCAATAACCTTGTTCAATGTTCCAAGTCCACGAAGGGAATGGTTGTGGAGGAATAAAAGCATCTTGATCTTTGTCGTAAGTATTTCCCTTCCCAGCGTAATTTTTTCTAAAATTTGCATTGTACGAAGTTTGAATAAATCTATCCGTAGTCTTATGTAAATTCTGTAAGAACTCAGCCCCCTGTTGTTCGTTTTCTTCCCCGTCTTTCATCAAGACTCTATTACTTAAAGTGTGAACTGCAATAACTATATTATCTGAGTTTATTCTCGCAAAATGTGCCATTATGCTGTGTAACTCCCATCACCGAAAAATCTTAAAATAGTATCACTTCCATCTGTCGTTACTGGTTCCGCACCACTAGAAGTGCCAGAGTAAGAAGCTGTAGGCATTCTAATGATTACACAACCAGAACCTCCAGAAGAACCACCAGACGCTGCTGGATGTGCTGGGTAATACCACGTTGACCCCCCTGCCCCACCACCAGTATTTGTTCCACCATTTAAAGCTGCGTCACCGCTAATCGCAGAACCTCCAGCCGATCCAGAAGCGTCTGCAACATAATTCTGTCCGTAACCGCCACCGCCAATTCCCCCAGATGCAGGGTACATAGGATCGTGCGAAGCTCCACCTCCACCCCCAGCGAAATAATAACTAGTTCCAGTAATAGCTACAGCTTTTCCTGCACCTCCGTCAGCGTCAGTACCTGAAGGACTACCACAATCGTGTCCCGCTTCTGTTGCTCCACCTCCTCCTCCAGTTGGGAATCTGGGAGAATTTAATGTAGCATCACCGCCTTTGTATCCCTGATTAGCTGTACCAGCCGTACCAGTCTGATGAGCGCCAGCAGGACTTCTTCCCATACCGCCTCCACCACTTCCACCGACAGTACCCTGCTTTGATGCTGGTGCTGGGCCACCATCAATTGCAGCTGCACCTCCACCTATACTAATAAGACTTACGCCAGTTCCTACAATTGAAGATGGCTCCGCAGTTGTTTCTGAAGTATTATTACCAGCACCAACAGTTATCGTGTATACTTCACCTTCTGTAAATTCTACTTGAGATTCTGATGGGCCACCCCCTCCAGAACCGCCAGCCCAACTTGTCCGAAGACCTCCTGCTCCACCCCCTCCGTTCATAAAACCATAACCCAGATTGTTTCCTGCTCCACCTCCACCAACAATTAGAAAGTGAGATTCATAAGTAGGAGCAGCACTAGCTCCACCACCATAGCCTATATAAGAACCGTAAAAATTAGCCATTAGTCATCATTCTCCGCATCAGTTGTGAATAGTATTTTAACTCCTAGCAATCTAGCATCTGTAGAGTTAGTCGTATCACCGCCAGCAGCAGCATCACGATATACTTGAAAGTATGCCAGATCATCATCAGCAGGAGTCCCATCTAATGTTATTGCTCCAGTCGCACCTGTAACAGCTAAATCTTCTGCAGCATTATGAAAGGTATCTGTTACTGTTACGGCTGTCCCATAAGCAATATCAATCGTATCATTGTCAGAAACAACAACCCCTTGTATCCCCCATATTACATCGGTAGCAACTGCGGTAGCGTGTGTCCAATAGAACTTCGCTGTTACAGTACCAAGATTCCATGACTTAGGCATGGCAACTGAAAATTGTGCGTGTTCTCTGGTTGAAGAATCAAAATCTAAAACTTTCATTTCTGGTCGAGTTGCCGTTGTTTCTACAGCAGCAGCCTCGGCTCCGTTGGTAGTTGGACTCACCATAGCTATGGCTGGAATCCACATAGTTGCTGTTCCAGCCGTAGCAGTATGACTAGCAACCAACGCCTTACCAGTAGCTCTCGTATAATTTACACAAGTAACCACATTAGATGCGGTTGAAACAAATTCACCTACATCGCCAGCTACCGTAGTTATATTAGCACCTGATGGAAGATCAAGAGTCCCTGCACCGTGAGTCATAATCAAAGCACCAGAGAACTCTAAAAAGAAATGTCGATCAGCAGCTACCGTAAAAGCACTAAAGCCAGTAGTCCCAGTACAGATAAAGTAATCACCATCAGTATCTATAACAGTAGGTGAAGCGGAAGCTATATCGCCACCTTTCTGCATCTGGATATAATTCCCATTTGCATCTAGGAATCCACCCAATTGAGGACTTGTATCCTCAACTACGTTAACAATTCCAGTATCCGTATCAGCTACAAAACTTAATACTGCACTGCCATTCGTTTTTAATAAATGTCCTGCCGAACCATCTGCCGTAGGTAATGTGAAAACCACACCGCCAGTGGCTTGTAATTTATCTACAACAATTGTAGAAGCCATAACTTACTCCTTTAAATAATAGTTAATACACCGTTACCAGCGATTGTCCACACTGCCGTTCCTGTTACTGCAATCTGCCCCATCAAAAACATATTTTTAGTTGATGCTGTAGTCGTTGTTGTATTCCCAGAAATTGTATTGTAATTAGAAAACGTAACTCCAGCCGTTGTTATTTCCGATGCTTCTATAGCATCTACATAAGCCTTGATACTTTCCGAGGTTGCTAGTTTAGTAGCACTAGCAGTTCCGAATGTATCGTCATCAATACAATCTGAAATGTTAGCTGTAGTTGGAAAATCAAGATTGTTGCCGTTTAAATCTAAATCCCCACCCAACTGAGGCGAACCATCCTGAACAATAGACGTAAGACTACCAGCTACAATAGTTACCCAAGAACTTCCGTTATAATATTTTAGTACATTCGCTGTAGAGTTATATGCGAGATCGCCTTCATCCAGACTTCCTGTTGGGTCTGAGCTACCGACTCTATATCTAGCTGCAAAATTACTTATTCCTGCAAGATTATCTGCACAGGTTTCCAAATCTTCTACAATCGCAGCAGTACCTAATATTGACAAATCTTCAACAATAGCTGCTGTACCTAAAATAGATAAATCTTCAACGATAGCTGGCGTAGCTAATATCGACATATCTTCTACAACATCTGCTGTACCTAAAATAGACATATCCTCTACAATAGCTGCCGTGCCTAGGATAGACATATCAGTTACTATAGCAGGTGTCGCTAATATGGACATATCAGTTACTATGTCTGGTGTAGCTAGTATAGACATATCTTCTACTACAGCAGCAGTTCCCAATATTGACATATCTTCCACTACGGCAGCAGTACCTAATATTGACATATCGGTAACTATGTCTGACGTAGCTAATATGGACATATCGGTTACAATATCCGAAGTAGCCAATATCGACATATCAGTTACCACATCCGCAGTACCTAAGATTGACATATCCTCTACAATGTCAGCAGTTGCTAGTATTGACATATCAGTTATTACAGCAGCAGCAGACAACGTATTAATTTTAGCTTGATCCCCACTTGTAGGAGTAGTACGATTCCAAGTTGTTCCACCAAGATCGTAGACCATTAATACATTATTACTAGTGTTGAAATAGGCTGCTCCGTCAAGCAAAGTTGCCCCATCATTATCAACACTCGGATCGGATGACTTGCTCCCAAGCCAGCGATCATCGAAATTATCGTAAGCAGTTTCTGCTGCAGTTTTTGCAGCTTCCGCTAAAACAACATCTGCTGCTGTTTCAACTAAGTCTGCTGCTGTATCGGTTGCATCTGAAGCCGTTAAAACAGCTTTTGCTGTCGCAATTACAGCTTGTGCTGTAGCCGTAGCAGCCGATGCGGTAGCCGAAGTTGATGCAGTAGTAGCAGAGGCAGCATCGACAATTAAGTTCCATTTAGCGACATCTGTGTTGCCTGAAATCGGTTGTGAGCCACTTGATGTGTGTACTGTATTACATATGTATATGTTATTGTTAGAGGTATCTTTAATAAGATCACGTATAGCGTAGGCTGTAGAAGCAGCCCAGTTGCCTTGGAATGTACCTATCTCTTGGTCTGCTTGTAAGTCACCAGAGGTGTCAAACGCCAGTACTTTACTGGCTCTTTGGGCAGCCGTCTTGGTGATAGTCACTACCCCTGCATCACCAACGCTATCTGAGAATCTAAATATATCCCCAGTAACAGCGTTATCTACGTCCTGTACCAGCATGGTGAGCTTATCCAGTGCGGATTCGTGAGTTTCCGCAGGAAAACTGTCGTTCTCTACATAGTCTGTAAGTTGGGTCTTGGTTAT